ATTTATATTAACCGATTTTTTCTTTTAGTTCTTTGATAGCCTCTACGAGTAACCCGATGACGTTCCCGTATGCGAGAGAGTAACTTGTCTCTTCTGAACCGTGTACGACTTCGGGGAGAACCTCTAGAACCTCTTGTGCGATGAGGCCCGTGGACGGTTTATCGTTCATCACGTACGTGTACCCTCCGATGGCACACACCTTATCGAGTGCGTTCTCGATGCGTTTGATATCTGTTTTGAGACGTCTGTCGGAAGATGCTATGACATCACCGGTTGCGTAAATGTCGCCATGTACTTTGAGTGTATTTGTAGCGGTTGCGTCACCTCCTATACCAACATTTCCATTGCGATTAATTCCATTAGTATCGGTCGCCCAGTTACTGAATATAGCAGTAGTTCCGTTCGTCTTCAAACTCCCGTTTGTGATATCTATATCACCGTCAACCACTAACTTCGAATTCGGGTTATCCACTCCGATGCCGACATTTCCACCGTTATAGTATATTTTCGTAGCGTCACCCGCATTATGTAACCATTGTGAACTTTCAATACCTGTCAGGTATTCCCCACTTCCGTGATATGCCGTGGCGAGCATACTCCCAGTAACTTGTAAAACGTTTGACGAATCGTCACCACTCGTGTCAGGTACACCTCCTATTCCAATCTTGTTATTAACCCTGTCAATGAAAAACGTAGGATCCTCTCCACCTGTAGTGAGGTTTCCTGAAACTAGCTGGACGTTCGTATGCGCCATCTATATTTAGCTTATATAAAAAACATCTTTGCAAATGACGAACAGGTCATTTGGAGAGAGTGTGTATTTAGTATCCGAATGAGATAGCCGAACCAGTACCTACAGTCAAACTCGTAAGTTCACCGGCTGTATTACGGGAAATGTATTCGACGAAAATGTTATAATTACCGGAGGTCAAATTAAAGGAGGGTTTAATGGCAACTGTTGTAGGTGCTATGTCAACTGTAGAACTCCACGGGTTTGTGTTTGTATTTCCGAAAATAGACATGGGTCCCATCGCGATAGCTAACGGGGTCGCGTCACCACCACGTTCACCACCGGCTATATCGAGGGTCATCGTACTCACTTCTGTATCGAGGTTATCGAGGAGTTGTGCGACAATTTTAGCGTAAAAGGCGTGTTGCGAAAACGTCAATGTAAGTTTTGCGTTTTCGACTGATGTACCACTAGCGTACGTACCTTGATGACTGTACGTCTTTTTAGTGACACCACCCGTATTCGTGATGAGACCGCCTTCGACGTATACATTCCCAGTCGTGTACGTATTACCACGCGCTTCGATAACGTTCGAATAATCCCCATCACCATCGATAAAACACTTCGTACCTACAGAGAGGGTGTGTACAGGTGCTGTATTCGCAGCCCCGATGTTCGAGTTTGTGTACAATTTACCGTACACGTGAACGTTCATCGTTTTGTCATCTTCTGTAAGTGTGACAATATTGGAAACTTCCATAGCGCTACTGTCAGTATACGCGATCACGAATTCTGTAGCACTCGCATCGTAACACACGGCTACATTCGAACTTCCCACAGGTCTATTGTAGATATGCCCCAAATCAAAATTCACTAAATCCGTATTATTCGTACCGATTTCGACGAGCCCATCCTTGATTGTCGTGTTGGTGACATGAATATTAGCGATTGTACCTACCGATGTTACGTTTCCGGTAACGTAAAGGTTCCCGGTAACAGTCAAATCTCCACCATTTCCTCCGGCACCTGAAAGTGCTGAAATAGATAAAGGGACCTGTGTCCTAAAAAGTTGATGTGTACTTTGATTATACGCGACGAATGTATTGGTCGTGTCATCCGAACCTACACCTGTAAAAATAGATGCTAATTCGAGTGGCGTGATATACAAACCACTCGCACCTGTTGCGTCAATCTTTTCTTCACTCGCATTGAATACGATCGAGTTTTCCGCCTGGTCTTCTCGACAGTTTTTACCGAAACGAAGTTTCGTAGCACCACCGACAGTACTCAAGTTCTTCGGCATTTAATATAGTATCGCATTTTAATTCGCATACATGAGCCCCGCCATGCCATTATTCACTCTGAGAATGTTATAGTTTACTGCGTAAATCGGGTCGATGATAAGTTTACTTTCGCTATGAATTTTCACGGAATCTAGACGACTAAAGTTCAAGGATCCGGATGGTTGGAGAGAACTCGTGTTTAGACAAAAACAGTGAATGAAAAAATCTGGAGACGTGACAAAATTTGTATGATAGTACGTCATGATATCAACGAAATGCGGTTTCGCCCATTTAAATGCACTAATATCAGTTCCGTTAATACTCATCTTAATTTTGTTATCGATAGACGTAAACGTACTTTCTGAATTTGTATTAGAACACGCGATATACTTGACCGGATGATTAAACGTGAGTTCTTGTGTAAGTTCGCCGGAAGGAACACTTTTCTGAACTTGTGTGATGAGAATATCATGCTTTCGAGAATTCATAATCCCGCGTTCTTCGTTATCCAGGTAATAATAGTTCGCATATGCTTCTACGTTATAGTCACTGGCATCGGGTCCCCAGTAAATGCGTAGATCGACAGTCTGGTACTGTAAGGCTACGAGCGGGAGTGCTGATTGTGGTCCTTCACAAAAGAAGAATCGGAGCGGGTAGAAATACGACCGGGCGCTCGCACCTGGATGTGTACCGTTTGAACTCTTAGATACGTTTTGAGCATATGTATCAATCGCAATTTTCTCGGTGAAATCGTGATCTTGTGCATCTATAACTTGCCCACCGATGAGAAGTTCGACTTTATCGATTATTCTACCCCAATCCTGAATATCGACGGCCTTCGTATTATTATCAATGGTAAAATACGTGTATCCAAGTAAATCGCCGTTTCGTTCGAGGCGGATTGATGACATGGAATTACCTTTCACAGCCCCTTGTATCGTTTGTTTTTCTACAGACTGTGAAAAGTTGGAGTGTCTTTTGAAGGTGGACGTGAAAAATGATATTTCAGGTTCACCTATAATATGTTCATCTTGGGCACCTACGGCTACGAGCTGTACGAGTCCCGATGACATGCTTATTATATTAATGTTATTTTTAAATTACATATACGTAACGCCCTGAAACGATCACATCATATTTCTTTTTTTACAGATAAATTTAAATACCATAAAAGCCTTTGTGGCATCTGCAACCTCATCACCATCCTGTTTATATAATTTTAGATTCAGTCGATCGAGTTTACGGATGGGTGTGATATATTGCTGAACAAGTGGATACTCATTTTTGAATGTCAAGCTTGTTGCACCTGCAGTGACGATCGAACCGAAAGACCCATTTATGTGATTATCGGCTCCATCTAAGTCTTTCTTCGCGCGTTGGAAAAACGTATTTTTCAATTCGTCAATCGAAACGTGGATAATATTCGTAGTGTTGGTAATGCCAGTGAAGCGGGCGGCCGTTAATTGAACCTGTACGATATTTTCAAGAGGTGTAGGTAAAAAAACGGTAATCCCGTTTGTCATTTGGGCACTCTCCTGATCTGTCGTATCAACGATAACCGTATGGTATTCGTGTTCGAAATCGGGGATAGTCGGCTGAGGCGCTGTAACGAGTGCCATTTATAATACACACAGAAATTATCCACTTAAAAATTTATACTAAATTTAAATGGAGAGTGAAAAGGTATTTACTATATTTAATCTACAATTTTGTAATTGGCGTGATCTTGTACAAGTTGTTGTCCACCACAAACACCACCCATACTCGTGGAATACACACTGTCGTTAGTACACTCGGGGCTACTCTTCAAGCTTGACAATGACATCTCAGACACGGGTTCGATTGAAATCGTCCTGGGTTCGTACATACTACGTCTATCTTTGAATAGCATGGAGATGACTACCAATAGCAGCAGTGTAATCGCGATAGCTCTCAGCGTCGACCGATTCGTATTGTTAAGTTTCATTTGTTATGTACTGAGATTTTTTTATAAAGTGCGTTAAAGAGAAAAGATTAGTTTCAATATACAGAGTAATGGACGGTGAAATTATTCTCGACAGGGGGACTAGATCTGTCATGAAGTTAGATGATAACGAACAAGCCATGATGGATGAAATACAATTAGATTTCTCTCGACCACGCACACATGCCCCTCCGAATGTACAGAGAATGCATGGACACCATTCGATGGGAGGGGGTCTACAAGAAGATGTCGACGCCTTCGCGAACCCTGTGAAACAGAGTGCACCTCCCCCACCCCAGGCAGAAGAGGCGGTCGATCATGGAGAGTATATGGATGATACACCATATGATAACGGACCTGGTATGGGGTACGACTCCATGGAACCGCAGGAAGATGTACCGTCACCCGGGTATAAGACGATTGACGAGGAAAAGTCCGACCTGGTGAATAAACTCGGTCGCCTCGAAAAGAGAGGATTTAACGTAAATAAACGATTGAATGCGTATTCACCCGTTGATGAACTACGAACGGAAGTGAAACGAATCACGTATAGTATTGATGTCGATAAATCGATTAAGTTTTCTAGGCGCATGCTCGTCGCGTGTGTCACAGGTCTTGAGTTTCTTAATAAGCGGTATAACCCGTTCGAGATTCAACTCGAAGGCTGGTCTGAAAATGTGATGGAAACCCAAGATGATTATGATGAAGTGTTTGAAGAGTTATTCGTAAAGTATCGCACGAAGATGAATGTCGCCCCAGAAGTGAAATTGATAATGATGCTCGGTGGAAGTGCTATGATGTTCCATCTCACGAATAGCATGTTTAAATCGGTTATGCCGAATGTGAATGATGTCATGAAACAAAATCCGGATTTGGTGAATAACATGATGAGCGCGGTTCAAAGTACGATGGCGGGTCAATCCCAACGACAGCCTTCGTCGGCACCTTCGGGTGATCGATATGAAATGAAGGGACCTGGTCTCGACATTTCAAGCTTGATGGGTAGTATCATGATGCCCCCGACACCTCCCATGAACACGACACCCATGCAGAGATCCGTCGAGTACACACCCGATGTTCCCGATGACGGTGATGATATATCCGACATTGTCTCAGAATGTGGTGTCGTGGATGAAGGTGATGATGAAGTGAAGGAAGTTAAAATGCCGGCGGCAAAGACGAAGCGTGGTCGTAAGAAGAAGGTTGAAATTAATTTGTGAACATAGTATAAATGATAGGGTATGCTCCTATAGATTTCGACGACCCGCTCGAAATCCCGGCAGCTCCCCGAAAGCGAGAAGTTGTGAATCCAAAATTTGAAAGAGTACAGAAGAAAAGGGTTGTAAAGGCTCAGCCCACAATCGATGAAACCACGGAATGCAATTACGTTGTCATGTTTTTCATCGTTGGGGTTCTCGCGCTTGCCGCGATGGACTCTGTTAAGAAGTAAGTATTATGAATGTACCACGTGACAAAACATCACGTGTTACATTTTTAGAGTTTCGTGTCTACCCTGTCAGGTTTGACCAATTTGCCGTACCTGAAGCCCGTTTGAATACGTGTGCAGATCCTCCGCGCACTGTACTTATATATTCGCGAGGGGCTCCTGCGACAACCCTGTCCCCATCAATGGAAACACTTGTCCCAAAATAACCACCCCCAGCTGGATTCGGAGAAATAAGTTTCACCTGTTGTGACCAAGATGATCCAGACCTCACGTATACATAAGCAGCTCCCGCCCCGGATAGTCCATCTGGATCCGCTCCACTAGCTCCTATGATAGCATAACCTGCCGAGGAAATGGAAACGCTTTTCCCAAAGGTATCACCTGAGACTGTATCAGAAGCCCCGAGTTTCGCCTGTTGTGACCAAGATGATCCAGACCTTACGAATATGTACGCAGATCCCGCAGCCGAACCGAGAGAAGTTTCAAAAGCAGCTCCTACGATAACATACCCCCCCGAAATGGAAACACTACGTCCAAATTGGTCATTTGTGCCTTTATCGGAAGCCACGAGTTTCGCCTGTTGTGACCAAGACGTAGAATATCTGTAGAATACGTACGCGGATCCCGCCCCGGATACTCCACCTGGATCTTCGCGATAGGCTCCTATGACAGCATAATTTCCATCAATGGAAACGCTTATTCCAAAACTATCAGCGAACTCGCCATCTGTAGGGGTAAGTTTTGCCTGCTGTGACCAATCTGATCCAGACCTTACGAATACATAGGCAGCTCCCGAACTCGACCCATTTGGATCCGCACCACTAGCTCCTATGATAACGTCTAACCCGGAAATGTAAACACTTTCTCCGAATTTATCACCCGGGACTGCACCTGCGGGGGTAAGTTTTGTCTGTTGCGACCAAGATGTTCCTCCAGCAGCTTTTTTGAATATGTACGTAGCTCCCGAACTCGACCCATTTGGATCCGCACCACTAGCTCCTATAACAGCATAGTCCCCGGAAATAGAAACACTTATTCCAAAACTATCACCTGCAGTTGCATCTGAAGCGATAAGTATCTCCCTTTGTACCCAGGTTGTTGAAGTCCTTTCGAATATGTACGCAGCCCCCGCAGATGATCTTCCATATGGATCCGCGAATTGAGCCCCTGCGATAGCATAGTTCCCAGAAATCGAAATTGATGAACCTACTTGATCGTCGGCTGCTGGATACGAAGCGTGAAGTCTAGCAGGATACACGGTGGGGGTGTTACCAAACGATTTATTTAAAAAATCAAGAAATCGAATAGTCCCGGATGCCGGTGCCGATGTACCATCCGAAAAAGTTGTACCCCGCAATTCGGTAAGTCCGTGTGGTGCTGATTTACCATCGGATACAGATAGAGCGGTTAAACTTATCGGGTATCCGGACATTATACAGTAGCATGAGAAGATTTAAGTTCATCTATTTCACTTTTTAATTCTTTTATAGCTTCTATTATCAAACCTGCCATGTTTCCGTATGCGAGTGCGTACACCGTGTCCTCTGAACCTCTTACAACTTCTGGAAGAACTTCCTTTACTTCCTGGGCCATACACCCAGATGAAGCTTGCTCGTTGTGTGTATACGTGTACCCATTGATCTTGGTTAATTTATCTAAAGCACCTTCTATTCTTTTGATATCTGTTTTGAGACGTCTGTCGGAAGTTACGACAACGTCCATTGTAGCAGTTGCGGTTCCATTAATGTATAAATTTCCAACTTGTAATCCTGCGTAATTTCCGGTCATATTTCCCTGGCCACTAGCCCCACCATATAAACGTAACCATCCATCGTTCGCGGGTGTGAACGTATAATAATCTCCATCGGATGGCATACCATGTGTATCCCCATTCCACGTATTTGTACTCGCAGAAGTGAGGCGTAGACCGGCATATTTCGTTGATGTCGTACTCCCCGATCGTATGTTGGTGAGGAACCTGGGGGGGAAACTACTGTTATCTACAAGTCCGGGATCTTGGCTAGTGATCGTGATGATCGGTTGTTCAGAATACTTTTGAGCGTCATAGTACGCATTTGATGGTTGTAGATGAAACTCTATTTTAGGTGCCTTTAAACGTAATCGGTCTCCATATAAAAACCGATCGTTTGACATAGTGTCAGTCCATGCCACCGTTTCAGACCCGTGGGGAACACCCATAGATCCATCGCTATCGGGCCCATACCATTTCGATGTGAGTATTTCCGAATCGCGCTCCCCGGTAGTACCGATATGTACCACTTCCATGGTTGATGCGTTAACTACATTATCACCTTTGGTACCACCAAATAATATTCGTTTCGTATTTGTGTTATTCGTCGTAGACCCTACGACAATCTCATCAGCTTTAATATACCCTTCGAATAATGAGTTCCCCCTAAAGACACTCGTTAAGGGGTATTCATAAACACGAACCTCTCCGACTCTAGTAGTGTATCCATTACCTGGCATTCCAGGACTACCAGTTATTACGCGGTCACCACTCGTCGTAGCTATCGAAAATCCCTGTAATTGCCCTACATGCGTGGAAGCCCCCAATTGAGGCTCCGCTGCGCGGTACCACTCCGTACCCGAATAATCGTACGGTAAAAACAGTTGTGTACCATCATACATAGTTGCGAATATACGCGACGCATCAGATCCCATGGCTAAAGCGTATCCGTGCTGCGTTTGTATGAACGTATTGAAATTCGGTCGTGTACCTTCAGTCCAGCTACTGCTGATAGTATTATATTCATAATAAAGAAGTCTTCCAGAGTGTGAATCTGTAAACGAACCATTAGACCAGCCAGGTGCAGATGCGGAGAGTTTACTCCCGTCGGGTGAGATTTGAACAGCTGACCCAAACCCCCCAAAGGAATCGCCCTGGTAATCGTTCCAACCACTTAGAACAGTACTAGCCTCGTTCGGACCTTTAATTGTCCCAGCACCACCTTCACCAGCTGATGTACTATTAGTACCACCGACTGTCGTAACACCAGAGGTCCAATTTCCATCATCTGGACATTTTTTTACTCTAACGTACCCAACTTGATACTGCGGGTATCTTAATTGATACTGAGGTCTAATAGCGTTGCTTGTATTATTGTAAAAAAAAGGAACGGTACTATAATTAGATCCACCTAGGTAGGTAGTAAAATTAGTAGAATACGCTATATTGTTATACGTACCACTACCATTATGGTCACTCGGTGGATAACTTTCTTTTCTCGTACCAGGCATACCTGCGATATAATGTCTACCGAATGCGGCCATATGGACCGAATGTCCGTATCGATTAAATGAAGCGTTTAATCGTATATATGAACCAGTAGTAACGGGAACATGATTATATATATTCGATCCATCATCTGTGTGTTGTAATGCCCACCCATTCGCGAGCGATTCGGATACTTTTTGATACACGTAGACTACACCCGAACCGTATTCGGGTGCGCTTGCTACAAACCGAAGTCCCTTACCAGCTGCGAGGGAAACAGCATACCCGAAACTCGGACTTCCACTTCGCGATATAACATGATCGGCATCTGCTGGAAACCCCGAACCAGTATCATCG